CAGTCTTGCGTGCTGGCAGGCGGTACGGGTCTTTTTGGTCAGCGCAGCCCTGCTGGCAGACGCGCAGCCCCGGGAAGTTCGGGTCCGGCATCTGCTCGTCCATAGGCCGCTTGAGCCTGCAGCGGTCGCAAATAAAAATTGCAAGACTGGCGTTCCCTATGGTGTCAAGAAACATCGGCATGATTCACCACCTTTGAGACGAACCCGATTGAGCAGCCAACCGACTGCATGATCTCGCTGTATTTTTTTCCATCTGCTCTCATGGCTAGTATTTTCTCAGCCTTGGCAGAAGATCTCAACCTGACCGATGCGGCGCTAGCCTCTTGAGCCTTTGACCTGTTTTTTGAAATTTTCGAAGCAAATTCTTCATCAGAGAGAAATCTCTCTTTAAACTTTTCTCCAGCCGCAGCTTGATAGCCCTCGACTCGATGCTTTGTTGCATCGGATTTCACTTTGTTCATGTAGGCGTCAAATGCTGGGTCATTCAGCCTTTTTTGCTTGATCAACTTCTCTCTTTCAAAAAAAGCGTGCCGTCTTGCAATCTCAAACAACCTGCCGTTGCAGTACCTGTTCTTGCCGCCCTTCATGACTATCACCGCCTGCCACATGATTCCGCCATGAATTTTTGCAAGGAGAACATGCGCAACAAAATGCTCTTTGGCCGTGAGCGCTACAAGGTTTGAGCTGTCGTCAGAGCCGCCCAAAGCCTTGGGGAGAATGTGATGCCGCTCAACGTAACCCTCTGGGCACACTCTGGCCTTTGCCTTCGCAATCAAGCGCTGATATGCCAGAAAGTAGTTCATCGTGTGTAAACACCTATGTTTGGGGCGAAGTAAATCGGCGACTTGTCGCGCTCTTCTGCCTCAGCGATGGCGAGATACTTCTCAGCCTGCCCTTCGAGGTACTGAATACGAGCCAGATCGACCTGAGGCAGCTCCATCGACATCTGGTGGGCCAGCATGTTGACCACGGCCAGATACCAGCGCTGTGGGATCTGCAGTTGGTCGGTCAAATCGCCCACATCCATCACTTGTTTGCTGTACCAGACCGTCATTTGGACGAATGGGTCGCTCGGAGTGGGCCAGAGGTAGATTTCTGGGTTCGGAACCGTGCGATTGAACCAAAATTGGTACGGCTGGTTGGCCGTAAAGTTCTTGTTGGGCAAATTTGTGTAGTCGTCGCGGTTCAAGCGAGACATTGTGATCTCGCGGCTGTTGTTTCCCACGTAAAACTCGCGCAAAGCCAGCGTTGTACCGCCAGAAACGCGCACTCGGTAGTACTGGACGCTCTGACCGGGGTCAATATCCGTCCAAATCCACTGTTTGTCGGTCACAACCACGGTTCCGAGGCTGTTCAGGGTGTTCCAAGTGATGCCGTCGGTGGAATATTCGAGCGTCAGGGTCCAAGTTGCACTGCCACCGCCAGCAACGTAAGGCATAAGGCCAATCGAGCCAGCATAAATCGGGTTGTCAGTGCCAAAATTGACCGAAATGTTGCCGTTTGCAGAGGTCTGCTGGCAGAAGGTGTTGATGTCATTGTCTCCAACCAGTGCAACGTTGCCCCCGGCGCTCGTTGTGTAGCTGCCGTTGGGGCGGCTCATGGTCCTGTACAGGGCGTTGAGCACATCATTTGAGCCGTCTGGCAGGGTGTAGATGTACTTGTCGGGCGTCAGACCGATAACTTCCTTCTGGATGGCCCAATACTGGATGCCGATGTTGATCAGGTTCGACAGCGCAAAGCCCAAAGACTCCCGGGCGCTCAGGAGCTGCTCAGAAGTCAGCTCTTCGGCCAACTTCCCGCAGCGGCGAGCACCGTGGTCGATGAGCGTCTGTACCGAGTAAACCTGCCCGTAAGCGTCCGAATAAGCCATGATGTTCCTTCTACCAACCGGGACACGCCCAACGCTTCATAGAAGCTCGTGCGCGACTGCCTTTTTCACTCTTTTCTGCCACAGGCCCCATTCTCGCGCAAAAAGCATCCCTGCGAGGGCCTCCTTGGGGCTGTGGAGCCTTCAAATTGGAGCCGGTCTCACGGTTGTACTTGGCGCGGCCTTTGGCTGTTAAACCGGCCCCTTTGTCGGCTGGCAGCTTCTCGCCTCGACCGATTGCCAAACTGGGTCCACCCTTTGCCATCTTGGCGGTCTTGGCGGACTCTTTGAAGGCCTTGGCTGTCGGAGCGCCAGCAGATCCGGGCTTGCGCATCTTCTCGCCAGAGCCTTCAGCGATCCGCTCGCGCTTGGCGTGGATGTTGGCGTACAAACCACCGCCACCGGCCATCTCTGCTGGCAGCTTGGAGTACGCCTTCTTGCCCTTGTTTGCCTCGGTGTACTCCGCAGCAACGTCAGGTCGAATCCCAACCTTCTTGGCGAACTTTGGGTTGTTCTCTGCCGCCTTCATCAAGCGGAACTGAGCTTGGGACTTCGCTGGCATGATCAGCCGCAGAAAACTGTGATCTTTGCGTTGGTGGGCAAAGTCACGTGGATGTTTGTGGTGAAGCGAATGCCGTTGCCGGGAAGCAGTGTGGACAGCGCGTTCAATGGGGCTGAGGCAATGTTGAATCTCAATCGCTCAGTGCCGGAAGCGCCACCATCACGAAAGACAATGTCACCAGCCGTGCCACCGGGCAAAATTTGATAGCCACCAAGGTTTGCTGCGCCCGCATAAATAACGCCAGTGGCTTCGGCATGCGCCGAAAATACGTTTGTCAATGTTGACATTTAAATCTCCAAATAAAAGCGGGGGCCGAAGCCCCCACTTAGGTTCAGCACTTAACTGATCCGCCGCGCTTCTTGGCAGGAGCAACCGTTACAGACTTTTCAGTCTTGGTCACCGAGCCAGCCTCGGGCTTTTTGTCCATGCCGATCAGACTCTTGGCCCCACGGAACAAACGTCCGGGGATGTCACGAATCGTCTTTGCCATGTCCATTTCTTCCTTCGACGGGCCAATGCTATCGTTGTAAGCCTTTTCCAAGGCTTTCTGAGATGCACCGCCTTCAGCCATCTTAGGACCATACTTCTCGTTGCTGTAGGCTTTCGCCTGCTTCATCGCGGTAGCATTCTCAGCCTTGAAGTTAGCTTGGAGCTTCTTCTCGGCTGGAGTCACGCTGCCACCTTTTTTGAAGGTGCCAGATTGACGGTCGTTGGAGACGGGTTGAGACGCAGCCTTCTTCGGCATTGCCACGGCGTGGCCGCTGTTGTTAACAGCTCCCCCCGTGGCGTAGTGCTTTTTTGTCGCACCACCTTTTTTGTAGCCGCCAGCATTGCCCAACTTAACCTCGCCTGTAGGCGCGGAGTTGTGGTCAACCTTTGCGGTGTCCATCTTGGTGTTGCGATACTTGCCGCCTTGGCCTTCAGTGTTGATGATGCCGCTCTTGGCAATAGCGCCGCCTTTTTTGAAGCCGCCTTGGCCGTTCACAACACCACCAGTGGCGTAGTTACCGGGCTTCGGAGACTTGGCAACACCACCAGTCTTCAGGCCTGCGTGGCCCTTGCTGGCGGGTTTGTCGGCGTGGGCCTTCAGAGCTTCCATCGCATCAGCTTTGCCGCCTTCGGCCATCATGGGTTTACCCATCATGGCTTTGCGACGCTGCATCATGGATGGTTTGGCAGGACGAGCCGCAGGGGCCATACCGCCACGAGCGCCGGGGGCTGGAGCCGAAGCCAAAGCACCCATGACGCCGCCGTTCATCATCTTCTTGGGCGACTTGACGGAACCACCTTTTTTCAGTTTGAGTTCAACTGAAGGTTCAGTGGTCTCCATCTTCACCATTGGTTTGAATTGACCCATGATGTGCGCTCCTTAGACTTTCTGAGCATACACAACGGTCAAGCGAATGATCGCCTGTGTTGTGCTGATCGTGCCGTTAGGGTCTGCAGTGATAACCACGGACTGATTGGAGCCAACGTCTGCCATAGCTGCCAACTGAGCTGCCGTAAAGGACAGCGCAGCGCGACCGCCTGCAAACACGTTGGTGGCCGACAGATACTGCGTTCCAGCAGCAACCGTGCCAATCGTGACCGGGATTGTTGTAGCGGTTCCGCCGCCCACAGACTCGTCCTGAACCATATCGACGAAAAATTCGATGATCTGGGAAGAGGCTGGGATGGTGATAGAAGCGCTAACAGCCGTGCCTGCAGAGACGGTGGTCACGGTGGTGGTCTGTGTCATGACGACGAAGCCGCCATCCACAGTATCAGTCAACGTGCCAGAGCCTGCTCGCAGGGTAGAACCAAAATAGGTTTGTGCCATTGTCTTTCTCCTTAGTGGAGCAGGGGCCGAAGCCCCCGCTTGGGTTTAGACGCCGGGTGTACCGTACATCGCACGGGGATCTGTGAAACCTACGTCATAACGCTCTGTGGCTTTATAACGCATTGTGTCAGTCTCAAAGTCTCCCTCCATCGTTTTCTCAAGACGACGACGCATCATCAGCTTCATGCCTTCTGGAGCATCGGTCTGCACCCACCATGCGGTGGGGCTGGTCAGACGCGAGATAACAGCGGCACCTTCGTCCAGCAAGCCAATAGACTTGACGGGGTTGATGTCGTTGTTCGCGTTGCCAGAACGCAGAACGCTCTTCAGCAGCACTTCGGCTTGGAAGAC